GCCTTCAACGGCGTTTGGTGACGACCACGTCCATCTACAGCGATCTCCACGAGATTTACATGGACCTCGGTGCGGGCGGGACCGGTACGCTCTTGGTCGAAAAGACGAAGAATGGGTCTATCCGGTCAAGCGCCTTCCACATGCGGGATGTAGTGGTCGAGGAGGGCTCCGACAGAGAGATCGACGTCGTCTACCGGCAGGAGAAGTGGAGCAAGCGTGTGGCGCTCCAGAGGTTCCCCGGGCTGGATCTGGGGAAGTCCTTCGGCCAGGGGAAGGACAAGAAGGGGCGTTTCCTCCATTCCGTATTCCCTATGACCGACGAGGACATTCTATCGAAGGTGGACAAGCGTGAGCGGGACCGCCTCAAGCTCCAGAAGGCCAAGACGTTCGGGGTGTGGGTGAACGCCGACCAGGAGAAGACGCTAGAGGTCGGCGGGTTCTTCGATATGCCCTACGCAGCCTCACGCTGGTACAAGGTCCAGGGGGCGACCTACGGGCGCTCCCCGGCGATGACTGTCATCGGCGACATTCTCATGGTGAACCGCATGTCGGAGACCACCTTGAAGGCGGCCGAGAAACTGGTCGACCCGCCGATGCTGATGCACGACGGGGGCCTCATGAGCCCGGTTCGGATGTTCCCCGGGGGCATCACCTACACAGACGGGCCGGTCGAGCCTCGGTTCCTGGTCCCCCCTGGCGCGTCCAGGATCGAATTGAGCGGCGCCCTGATCGAGCAGCGGCAGACGGCGATCCGCGAGGGGTTCTTCGTTCCCCTGTTCATGGACCAGAACGGCCCGGTCAAGACGGCTACCCAGTACCTCGGGGAGCAGGACGAGCGCAACCGCGCGGTCGGCCCGATGCTGGTGCGGATGCACCATGAGTTCTTCGATCGGTGGGTTCCCCGGTCGTTCCGGATCCTGAACGACCAAGGTGAGTTTGGCCCAATGCCGGAGAGCTTGGCGAGGAAGGCCCACTTGCTCAAATTCAAGTACTTGAGCCCAATCACCAACTCGGTGGCCCAGAGCGACGGTCTCAACGTGGCCCGGCTGTTTGAGGGGCTGGCCCCTTGGTATCAGATCGATGATGGGGCGTTTGATTCGATCAACATCGATCAAGCGGCTAAGGTGATCCTGAATGCCTCTGGCGCCCCGAAAGCCGTCGAGCGGAACGAGGCGGAGATCAAGAAGGTCCGGGATCAGCGCCTCGCGCGGGCGCAGGCGGCGGAGGCGCAGGCGGGCGCGATCAGCGCAGTGGAAGCGGGAGCGAAGTTGATTTCGGCCAACAAGTAGGGGTGATCATGAAACAGGTCCGAAAATCGGACGTGGTAGCGGCCGTCCACCGGCTGTTCCAAAACGAAGATTTCCGTATCTTCATCGCGTATTTGGCCCACCGCCACGGGTTTACCCGGGGGACCACGTTCGACCCCGAGCCGGCGCGCACGATGTTCAATGAGGGCCGGAGGTCTGTCCTCATCGACATCGGCACCCTTCAGGATATGGACCCCCTGGCGGTGAAAGACCTCGAAGATGCGGAAACCACCACGAAGACAGATATTTAGGAGTTGACCATGCGAAACGGAATGATCTATCTCTTCGACGGGGAGGCCGCCGCGCCGGCCCCCGCCGAGACTACCGAAACCGCGCCGGTGGAGACTGCGTCGGCTCCTGTTGAGACCGCGCCCGCCAAGGACAAGCCTTGGTATGCGGATCTCCCGGACGATGTGCGGACAGCGACGGACATCGCCAAGCATCAAGCGGGGTCCCTCGAGGACTTCGCTCGGGCCCATTTGAATTTGGCCAAGCTCCGCGGCGTGCCGGGGGACAAGCTGGTTGAGGTTCCGGATGCGTCGGACAAGGAAGCGACCCGGGCGGCCCTGCAGCGGTTCGGCTTGCCCCGATCGATCGAGGACCCGTCGTACGCCCTCACAGAGACCAAAGGTGAAGACGGCCAGCCCCTCGGCCCGGACTTCGCCTCGACCGGCCCCCTGGCGAAAGCGTTCCGGGAGAGCTGTTTCGAGGAAGGGGTTCTTCCAGGGCAAATGCAGAGCGTGTTTCACAAGTGCAACACGGCTTTGAAGCAGCTTCACGACCAAGGGGTCGCCGCGGTCGCGAAGCGGCAGGAGGATAACCTCGCCGTCCTCCGGCACAACTACGGAGACCTATTCGACGAGAAAATCAACACGGCCGACTTCGCGGCCGAGAAACTCGGTATCATGGACATCCTCAACGAGGCGGGGATCGGGACGGAGCCCGCGGTGCAGGCGGCCCTGATCCAGATCGCGCCACTGTTGGCCGAGCAGTCGGTCCTCGGGGACCTCCCCGCGAATGCGGGTGGCCGGCTGACCCGCGAGGCGGCCGCTGGCAAGGCCCGGGCACTCCAGGCGGAAGCCATCCAGCTCCCGATCGGGGACCCCCGGCGCAAGCGGCTGAACGAGGAAGCGGCCGAGTTGTGGAAGCACGCTGTTTAGCCAGGTCTCACTCCTACCTGGCGTCACTGGGAGGGGACTTCGGTCCCCTCCCTTTTTTTTTGTTGACATGGGGTAGACCCCGTGGTATAACGGCGCATCTTTGGAGGCCCATGAGCAGCTCCGACCGCAGGTGACGGCAGGCATGGATACCCGACAGAGGACAAATTTGTTAGGACATTTGTCCCTCGACGCGCATTGGGCGCGTGCGGGTAACATGCAGAGGAATTTCTTGTGAGCTTTTCCATTCCACAGAGCTTTGTGGAGCAGTTCTCTTCGAACGTTCACATGCTTACGGAGCAGAAGACTTCTAGGCTCCGCGGCACTGTGAGCAGCATTTCGGTAACTGGTGAAAGCTTCGCCGTTGAGCGTCTCGGCGGCTCCAGCATCAACGAAGTTACCGAGCGGCATGGAGACACTCCGCTCAACGACATCAGCCACACCAGGCGGTGGGGCTACGTCGTCGACTACGACACCGCGGATCTGATCGATAAGCCCGATCGGCTCAAGCAGTTGATCGAGGTCGACAGCAAGTACACCAGGCGGCATGCTTCGGCGATGGGCCGTGGGTTCGACGACGAGATCATCCGGGCGCTGGGGGCTTCGGCCACTCAGGGCAAGACCGGTACCACGACCGTCGCGCTCCCGGCCGGGCAGAAGGTTGTCAGCGGGTCGACGGGTCTCACCATCGACAAGCTGATCAGCACCAAGCAGATCCTCGACGAGAACGAAGTCGATGACGTGATGCCTCGGACTTTCGTGGCGTCTGCGAAGCAGATCTCGAACCTTCTCGCCGACGACAAGATCTCGAGCGTCGACTACAACGTCGTGCAGGCCCTCGTCCACGGCAAAGTCAACCACTACCTGGGCTTCAACTTCATCCGCTCCGAGCGGTTGGAGACGAACAGCTCCAGTGAGCGGTTGTGCTACGGTTACGTAATGGAAGCGGTCACCTTGGGCATCGCCCAGGAGCCGACCTCCATCGGATCGGAGCGCCCGGACAAGCGCCACTCCAAGCAGATCTACACGTACGGGTCTTGGGGTGCGGTTCGGGTCGAAGACGAGCTGGTCGTCCAAGTCGCAGTGACCGAATAAGGAGGGACTGACCAATGGCTATCGAACTTCTCACCAAATCCGATGTGATCACTAACGCTACTGCTACTCCGCGGGTATTCAGCGATCCGGCCAACAACGGAAAGCTGCGGCGCGCGGAAGCGATCACCACTTTCACCGGGACCACGACTACGAGTGGTTCCACGTATCTGGCGGTTCGTCTCCCGTCGAATGCGGTTCTTAAATGGGGCTCGGTCCAGGGCCAGGGTTCAGTTGACAGCCCGAACGTCGATGTCGGCGTTCGGCAGGTTGCCACCCCCAACACCCTGGATGATGACGCCCTGGCGACGGCGCTGGACATTGACGACACGGGTGACCATGTCTTCATTGGCGCTAACGGCGATCAGGACACGACCAAGAAGTTGTGGGAGTGGGCTGACGCTGCGGGAACGGCTTTCAACGGGGTCGATCCAGGGGGTGAATTTGACATTCATCTGAGCCTGGATGCGGACACCGTGGCGGCCGGTACTTGCAAGGTCATCGTCGACTACGTGCTTGAATAGGGGGTAGCCCATGGCAACTTCAGGTCGCAAATATTCGGGGGCGTTCGTATCGACGCCGGGGAACGTCCGGCAACGGTCGGTCACCCGGGCGAACGCCGCTGCCGGCGACCTGACCGCTCTGAGCACTGCGAAGGTGGCCGTGATCGTCGACGCAGACGACACGACCGCGGCTGGTAAGGCGGTAATCCTGGCTGAGCTCGACGCCATCCGGCGCCGGATCATTCGTGACTTCCTATCTGTGTCGGCCCCGGCCAGCATGGATACAGCCACTGGAGCAGCCCTAGAGTAGTTGGGTTAAAGCGTATTGACAGGAGGGGGGCTACCGTGTTACGGTGGCCCCTCTTTTCATTGGGGACCACGCATGTCGAAAGTATCGATCGTCAACTCCGCCTTGATTAAGCTGGGGGAGGATCCCATAACCTCTCTGGACGAAACGAACAAGCCCGCGAGGACGATGAAGGAGCAGTACGATAAGAAGAGGCAGGAGCTCCTCCGGCAGTACCGGTGGAACTTCTCGGTCCTTCGCCTCGTTCTTGCGCCAAGCAGCACCGCGCCGGAATTTGGGTACAGCTACAAATTTCTCGTTCCGAACAACGTCCTCCGCATCGTCGGGGTCTATGATGAGGCGGAGCCGCTCTACCAGGTCAACTACACGGGGGCTTGCATCCCGCACAAGATTGAGGGTGGGCACATCCTCTGTGATGTGAACCCGCTCTATCTGTTTGCGATCGAGGACGTCACGGACACGGCCCGGTTCGACCCACTGTTCTCCGAACTGCTGGCGTGGTCCCTGGCGGCAGACACCGCGCTCGCCATTACGAACTCCCCGGCCAAGGCCAAGGTCGCCTTCACAGGGTACAGCGAGACGTCAAAGATGGCCCGATCGGCGAACGCCCGGGAGGGCACACCTGAGCAGGTCACTGGGGAGACGTGGCTGGATAGCCGGTTGTCGGGGGGCCGCGGGCCTTTCCGCGCCGGCCCGATCGTCTAGCCGTGCCCAAGCTCGACAAAAACAGCTTCGTCGCGGGGGAACTGACCCCCCGTGCCCACTCCCGGACGGATCTCGCCCAATACGGGCAGGGTTGCCGATTACTGCGGAATTGCTTCGTGCACCCCCATGGCGGGGTGACGAACCGCCCCGGCACGCGGTTCGCGGGCTCGGTGAAAGATCCCTCGCTGCCGGTCCGGTTGATCCCATTCCAATATTCGACGGAAGCGGCCTACATAATCGAGGCAGGCCGGTATTACTTTCGGTTCTACGTGAATGGCGGCCGTCTGGACGATGGGGGGGTTCCGGTTGAGGTGGTCACCCCTTGGGATGAGACGGATATTGCGCGGCTGCAGTGGGCGCAGGAAGCAGACATCATGTACCTGGTCCACCCGGATTGGACCCCCCGGAAGTTGTCCCGGACCACACTCACGACGTTCTCTCTTGCGGAGGTCGAATGGAATTCAGGGCGGGCGCCGCTGGGGCCATTCAATCTGGACACCACGAACAAACTGGCGGCAAACGTGGCGGGGACCACCTATGACCGCCGGATCACGATGGACAAAAGCGCGTTCGTGGGGACGGACATCGGCAGGGTACTGTACGCGCGGAATACGACGCAGAAGCGCGCGGCTTTCTACCTGATCCGGCAGCTCGTGAGCGACAAGATCGTCGAGGCGGACGACCTCCACCAGAACCCCGCCGCCCAACACCCCACGGGAACGGATTTGTGGGCCCTCGGCCTCTTTTCCGAGGGGTATGGTTGCAACGCGGTCACCTTCCACGAGGGGCGCCTCTGGTTCGGCGGGTTCAAGCGGCAGGTTGACGGTTTCGGCGGGTCGGTTGTTGACGATTTCGAGAACTTCGAGATCGAGAGCCCGGATCCCGATGTGAATGACGGGGACAACGCGGATAAAGCGATCTTCCGGCGCACGGTGTCCAACCGAGTGAACGCGGTGCGGTCGATGCGGTCCTCCTCGGATGAGATGGTCATATTCACCTCTGGCGCGGAGTTCCGGGTCCGGGGGGATAACGAGGACAGCCTCACGCCTACAGGGGCCGTCGTCAAGTTTGTGAGTGGCCGCGGGTCTTCCGCGGTCCCGGCGGTTGTGGTCGACAGCGCGATATTCTTTCTTCAGCGGTCGAACACCGCGGTCCGGAAGTTCGGTATCGACGGCAACACCCTTGAGCTGACCAGTAGGAACTTCTCAATCCTCTCGGACCACTTGCTGCGGGAGGGCGGCGGGGCGCTGGCGCTCGCGTATCAGGCGGAGCCGCTTGGAATGCTCTGGCTTCTCCGGCGCGACGGCGGCGTGGTCTCCTGGACCTACGAGGCGGAGCAGGCGGTCAGCGGCCCCGCGCGCCATGTCTTCGGCGGCTCCTACATGGGCGGCCCCGCGGAGGTGGAGACGTTTGCGGTCCTTGAGGGCGCTGCGGTTTCAAACTTCGAACCGGACATCACAGGGTTCATCGGGTCACTTACAGGGTCGATCACAAACGCGGGGTTCGAGTTTGGGGACACCACCGGCTGGACAGTGGATAGCGGGACGTGGGCGGCGTCCACAGGTACCGGGGGAACGGTGCCGTATGAGGGGTCTTACTTCCTAGTCAACTCCAGCGCCGTTGCTGCCGAGGAGGTGCACCAGGATTTTGATCTTACCACACTTCTGGGCTTCAATACCCGGCTTGTCGACAATGGTGCGTCGACGCTCGACTTCTCCGTATGGGTGACAAAGCACAGCGCGACGGCGACGCTGGAAGTGATAATCGAGGCGCTGGACAGCTCGGGGGGTATCCTCGGCACGCTATATGATAGCGGGTCGGTTGCCCCCGCGGTGGAGGATACCTGGGAGGAGATCGCAGACACCAACCTCGTCCTCCCGGCGCTAACCCGGCAGGTTCGTTTCCGCCTTATTGGAGATGCCGCTGGAGCTTGTTTTGACACGCTGACGGCAGAGCTGACGCAGCTCGATACCCCGGCGTCGACCGATTTCTCGACGAACCAGGACCAGTTATGGCAGGTGACGAAGCGGACGGTGAATGGCGCGACGGTGCGGTACGTCGAATATCTGGAGGGGTTGTGGGGGGAACAGCTCGGGCCGGACGGGGACGATGAGGGCCGGCGGGATGAATTGGACCAGGCGTTCCTGGTAGATAGCGGGCTCTCTCTCAATGCGCCCTTGTATATTGAGAGCATTACGCAGGCCAACCCGGCGGTGGTCCGGACGGAAGCCACGCACAGTTTGAGCAATGGGGATCGAGTTCGCCTGCGGCATGTCACGGGGATGACGGAGGTTAATCAAAAGCAGTTCCTGGTCGCCAATAAAACGGCGCTCACTTTTGAGCTGCAGGATCTGGACGGGGTCGACATCGACGCGACTGGGTACTCCGCTTTCGTGAACACTGGCGAGGCGGCCGCCTATCTGGAGACGCAAGCTCTCGGGGGGCTCGATCATCTCGAAGGAGAGACCATCGCGCTCCTCGTTGATGGGGCGGTACACCCGAACCGGGTTGTTTCCGGGGGCGCGGTGACGTTGGCGCGGTGGGGCTCGATCGTTCACGCGGGTCTCCCATACGTGTGCGAGGGGGAGACGATGGGCGCCTTCACCTCGGGCGCCAACGGCGTCGACATCGGCGAGCCGGTGCGGATCAGCCACGTAACAGCGTCGCTGGTGAATTCTATCGGGCTTGAGTTCGCCCGCGGCTCGAGCCCAAGCACATATGAGGAGATCCCGGCCACCCCAGACCTGATGGGCCGGTCGCCGGTCCCCTTCACGGGGTTCAAGACGCTCCCCCTGAGTGGGCGCCACGAGGATCTCCCTTCGATCCGGTTCAAGCAAGAGCTGCCCCTTCCGTTTTCGTTGCTCGCGCTCTACATGAAGTACGAGAGTGCATCCGATTGATCTCGCTGGTCCCGATCGAGCGGTGGCATTTCCTCGCTATCCAGGTGCAGCCCTGGCAGGCGTTCGAGAAGATCGTCGTGCTGACCAATCTGGACGCAGGCCTGGCGGCGATGGCGCGTCACGGCGATTGGTGCTATACTCTCATGGATGGGGCGGAAGTTCTCGCTATCGCCGGCGGGTATGACTACGGCACCCATGGGGAGGCGTGGTCTCTCCTCTCCGCTGACATCGGGCCGCGGATGCCCCGGGTCTTCCGGGAGGTCAAGAGGTCGATGGAGAGATACGTCTTGACAGGCAAACCCCTCTATGTTAACGTCAATCTGGCGCATGAAGAAGCTGTTCGCTGGGCTAGGCTGATCGGCCTCGAATACACAGGGCAAAGGGATATCTGGTGCTATACCTCTACGGGGCGTTAGCCTCTGTTCTTGGGTCGGCGGGGCAGGCGTTCGGGTCGGTAAACTCGATGAACCAGCAGATATCCTCGCTGGACGCGCAGAAAGGCACCACGAAGGTACAGGCCGCTCGGGACCTCCGGGACTTGAAACGGGGGGGCGCTAGTTTTCTTTCCCGCACCCGCCATTTCATTGCTGGGTCCGGCGCGGCCGGCACGGCGTCCGAGACGTCTCTCCTCTCCGCGGCTACTGGGGAGTACGCCCGCGGCGGTGCGCGTATACGCCAGGATCGAGACTTGAAGGTGACTAGCCTGAATATGGCGAAGAAGAACCTGAAGATAGCGCGGGATCTGACAATTTTCAACTCCGTAGCGGGTATCTTCGGCGGGGTACTGTCCAACCCCCCGCCCTCAGATACGCCCCAAGCGGATATCACCCCGGCGTTGCCGAGCCCCTCTGGGAAGAGCCTTCTCTACCGGGAGCCGGGGGTATCCAGTCGAACGAACATCGGGACGAGTAAGTCCGGCGGCATCGGGGGCTTCTGATGGCTCGCCCAAGGTCGCTCCAGGTACCCACCGCGTACAGCGGGAACGCCAATGCAGCCCTCGCCCCAGTCGGCGCGGGGATCGCCGCGGTAAACCCCCTCGAAGGGGCGGCCTACGTGGCGTCCGTCCTCGAGGGTAACGCCGAGCAGACCCGCAAGTTTGAGGCGGAACAGAACCGGCGCGCGGATAATCTGCGGATAGCCAAGGCGCAGAGGGACTTTGAATTCGAGGCGGCGAAGCAGGCGGAGGAGCTGGACCCCCTGGCGCCGGATTACGAGGACCGGGTCCACCAGATCTACACGCAGG